AACTTTACAAGATGGAAATTCAGTTACACAATTTATTGGTGATGCACCAGCAGGTGACGTATTTGCATTTAATATTCCAGAAGATGGAATTTTATTTGTTAATGGTATGACAGTTTCTGCATTCACAAGTTTAACTGCTGCGACTATATTATTAGACAAGTAGGAGGTCTAAATGGCTAACACTACTTCAGGTACAACAACTTTTGAAAAAGGTTTTTCTATATCGGATATAGTAGAAGAAGCTTATGAAAGAATTGGTATTCAAGGAGTGTCTGGATATCAATTAAAAGGAGCAAGACGCTCATTAAATATAATGTTCCAAGAATGGGCTAATAGAGGTCTTCATTATTGGGAGGTTAGAAACAACAGTATAACTTTAGTAAATGGTCAAGCGACTTATACAATGTATCGTTCGTCAAGTGATGGAACTTCTGACGCCACTAGTATATATGGCGTTGATGATATATTGGAGTGCTCTTATAGGAATGCATCTTCTATAGATACACCTCTTACAAAAATTTCAAGAAGTGATTATCAAGCTCTATCAAACAAAACATCTACAGGACAACCTGTACAATATTTTGTACAAAGATTTATAGATAAAATTACAATTACTTTATATTTAACACCTGGCTCAAGTGAAGCCGGAAATTTTATTAATTACTATTACACAAAAAGAATTGAAGATGCAGGTGCATATACTAATGATGCAGATGTACCTTATAGATTTGTACCGTGTATGTTAGCGGGACTTGCTTATTATTTAGCTATTAAATTTTCTCCTGAAAGAGTACAAGCATTAAAACTTTTATATGAAGATGAACTTAATAGAGCTTTACAAGAAGATGGTTCTTCAACAAGTTCATTTATAACTCCAAAAACTTATTATCCAAATGTCTAATTTATCTAGAGGAAAATACGCACAAGCAATATCAGATAGAAGTGGTCAAGCATTTCCATATTCTGAAATGGTTACAGAATGGAATGGGGCCTTTGTCCATGTTTCAGAGTTCGAGCCTAAGCATCCACAGTTAGAGCCTAGAAGATTCACGGCTGACGGACAAGGTTTACCAAAAGCTAGACCAGCAAGAGTAGAACCTGCTACACCTAATTTATTATCAGGAAATCCATTTACTATAACATCAGGATCTGGAACTATTTCTGTTTATGAACCAAGCCATGGAAGATCTACTGCAGATATAGTTGTTTTTCGAAATGTAGATGGAAGTCCTGGAGGATTAGCGTATTCATTGTTTGAAGATTCAAACGGATATGCTATAACAGTCGTAGATACAAATAATTATACTTTTAATTTAGGAAGTACACCAACTGTATCTGGAAAATTTGGAGGAAGTATTGTTACAGCAGGACCTGTAACATTAACACCATAATATGGCATACACTTTAGCAAACTTACAAGATGATATTAGAAATTATACAGAGGTGGATAGCTCTGTTTTATCAAATGGTATATTAAATACTATAATTAAAAATGCTGAAAACCGAATTTATAGAGAGGTAGATTCTGATGATAATAGATTTTATGCTACATCAAATTTACAATCTGGAAATAGATATGTCACTATTCCATCTGATTTAAGATTTATTAGATATTTACAATTAACGGATTCATCAGGCAATCAAGTATTTTTAGAAAAAAGAGATACATCTTTTATGGCTGAATATTATAATACTCCTGGTACTCAATCAGGATTACCAAAGTATTATGCCAATTGGGATGCAAATTATTGGGTAGTAGCACCAACACCGGATAGCACTAATTTAATTACTATGGCTTATACAAAACAACCAGATTCCATAACAGCTTCACCAGGAAGCACTCAAGGCACTTATACAAGTAATAAATATCAGGATTTACTTTTGTATGCATCTCTGGTAGAAACATATGGATACTTGAAAGGTCCTGCAGATATGGTACAATACTATGAGCAGGCTTATTCAAAAGCAGCGAATTCGTATTCTATCGAACAACAAGGTAGAAGACGTCGGGACGAATGGCAAGATGGTGTAGTTCGTTCCACTATGAAATCTGAATCACCATCAAAATACTAAGGAGAAAAACAAATGGCTAATATAGTACCTGACTCTTTTAAAACAGACCTACTTGGTGGAGTGTTTGATTTTGATTCTGGTGGATCAACTTTCAAACTTGCTTTATACACATCAATAGCTGGTTTCAGTACTGCCACAACAGCGTATACAACTACTAACGAAGTTTCTTCGTCTGGTACAAACTACACTGCAGGTGGAAATACTTTAACTAATAATGGTGTAGCAATATCAAGTAACATTGCATACGTTGACTTTGCAGATTTGACTTTCTCATCTGTAACGTTATCAGCAGTGGGTGCTCTGATTTATAAAGGAACTTCTAATGAAGCAGTGTTAGTTTTAGATTTCGGCGGAACAAAAACAGCGACTAACGGAGATTTCGTTATTCAGTTTCCAACTGCTGACTCTTCTAATGCAATCATTAGACTTGGCGACGCATAATAATTTGGAGTAGAAATGGCTTTTGTACTTAACGATAGAGTTAAAGAGACTAGTACAACTACTGGAACTGGAACTTTTGATTTAGCTGGTGCTGAAACTGGTTTTGAAAGTTTTGTATCTGGTGTTGGTAATGGTAATATAACTTACTATGCTATCTCTAATGACGGAACAAATGAATTTGAAGTAGGGATCGGTACGGTTACTGATGCCACTCCGGATACTTTATCTAGAGATACAATTATTTCTTCATCTAATTCTGATGCATTAGTAAATTTTTCTGCAGGTACAAAAACTGTATTCTGTACTTTACCTGCATCAAGAACACCGTCAGCAGGTATGACAGCACAAACTTTTGTAAATACTCACAGTCAAACTATTTCAGATGATCAAACAGTAGACTCTGGAGTATTAGCAGGACCAGTTAGTATAACTGGCACACAAACTGTAACAGGAACATTGGTAATTATATAATGAGTAAATTAGAAGTCGATACTATAGCACCTCAATCTGGAACACAGATTACTATTGGTGAATCTGGAGACACTGTTACAATTCCTACAGGGGTTACTTTAGATGCATCAAATGCTACAACTACTTTACCTGCTAATGTTGTAACAACCGATGGAACACAGACTTTAACAAATAAATCAATTGATGCTTCTCAATTAACAGGGACAATTACTCCATCTGATGGAACTGTTACTAATGCTAAAGTAAATGCTTCAGCAGCCATAGATTATTCTAAATTAAATTTAACTGGAAATATTGCATTAGCAGATTTATCAGCAACAGGAACTAAAGATGCTACAACCTTTTTAAGAGGAGATAATACTTTTGCAGAAGTACCAGCTGGTGGAATTACAGAAGCTGACCAATGGAGATTAACTGCTTCATTTACTGGTTCTGGAGATTTAACTTCTAACTTAGAAAGAATTGATACAAATAGTCCAGGATTGATTGGAACTGGAATGTCAGAAAGTTCTGGTATTTTTACTTTTCCATCAACTGGTGTTTATTTAATTACAGCAGTTTTTGCATCTTATCTTAATGGCTCTAATAGAGCGCACAATGGTGGTATTCATGTAACTACAAATAACTCTAGTTATACTGGTGCAGCTTCAAATTATACAAATCAATTTAATTTTGGAAATACAGTTTATGCAAACAGTAAAACTGAATTTCTTTTTGATGTAACTAGCACCTCAACACATAAAGTTAAGTTTTCAATTTCAACTGATAACGCAAGTTCAACTACTTATGGTGGCACAACTGAAAATGGAACTTGTTTTTCTTTTATAAGATTAGGAGATACATAAAATGAATAAAGATTATTTACAAGAAGCATTACATACTTTCAATGGTGGTAATTGGTATGGTTGGAAAACACATGACGACAATGGTAACAAAATTCCTAACGACCAACGAATGTGTTATGAGTGTATTAAGATTATTAAAGATGGTGTTACTATGCCAACTGAAGCAGAAGTAAATGCAAAGATACAAGAATTAAAAGATGCTGAAGCAAATGCAGAAACTAAGAAAGCATCTGGCAAACAAAAACTTTTAGATTTAGGATTGACAGAATCCGAAGTAAAGGCATTGATAGGCGTATAACATGAGTGAAGTAAAAGTAAATAAAATATCCCCTAGAACAGGAACCACGTTTACTGTTGGAGATGCCGGAGACACGATTA